TCAAGACTTGGTAGACGGGCGGGCCCCGCGGCACGGTGCGATACGGCATGACGCGATCGGGCGTGATCGGCCAGAGCGCCAGCGGATACCCGCCCGCGGACCATTCAATTTCCGCGTAGCCGTTCCCCCAAGTGAGCATGTGCGCGGTCATGGTTTCGCGCGCGACAATCGACGTCATTTCGGGGTTGAATTGGTCGTGCAGGATGCGATAGAGCGGGTCGCGAAGCGCCTTGTCCTTTCCCCCGTTCGGCAGACGGTCATAGACGAAGAGCGGCAAGCTCGCCACACTGCCCGCGATCATTTGCACCGCCGCCCACACTGCCGAGTAATTGAGCGCGGTCGATTGGGTGACGAGCGTGCCCGACGCCGTCGGGCGCCCGGCGAGATAGGACCAGGGCCCGGGGTCGCTCAGGGGTTTTTCGGGGAGCCAATAAGACCGGAAGGTCTCGACGGCGCTCGTGAGCATGTCGAGCAGCATGCGCTTATACCCTCCGCGAACGGGCGTAGTGTGCCAAGCACCCGAGTCCGATCAAGACGAACCCGACGACGACCAGCGCGACGACCCACGACCATGCGGCGAGCCCGATCACGACGCAAACAAAGCCCGCGACGAGCACGGCGTCGACGCGATCAAAGCGCCGACTCACAACGCGATCACGCCGCGCCCCTCATACACGCTCGGGCGCTCGGGGGGCAGGACGATCGCGCGCGACAGCGCCATGGCGAGCGCCGCGATGCCGTCGACCTTCGCCGTCGCCGAATCCTTGATCAAGCGAATTTCCCCTTGCGTCCCGTGGCGGACGGTCGCATTCGCCGCCATCCACGCCAAAATGGCGTTGCCACCATGACAGAGTTTCTCCGTCAGACACAAGTCGTTGAGCTTCCGCAAGGCTTCGTTGAGATGGTAGCCCTGCGGCGTATTCACCGCGGTAATCCCCGCGCCCTTCCAGCGCACCGCCATTTGCTCGGTGAATCGGTTGTCATACGCCAGTTCGCGCACGCCCGCCTCTCGGCACCGCGCCGTGACGAAGGCTTCGATCGCGGCGGGGTCGGCAATCTCGCCGTCGGTCACGGTGAGCGCGCCCGTCTCGAGCCAGTATTGATAGGGGCGGTCGCGCACGCGGTCGATCGTCTTCGAGGGAAGCCAGAAATGCGCCTCGACGGCGGCGCGCTCGTCGGGCAAAAGCCAGAGCACGACGAAGGCGCAAAAGTCGTCGCTCTGGGCGAGGTCGAGCCCCGCGTAACACGGCACGCCGACCAGCTCGGCGGCGGGCACGGTCGCCCCGCAGGCGAGCCATTTCTGCACGTCGATCCACCGTGAAATGCGCTGCGTCCAAATGCAGAAATTCAGGCGCTTGACGATGTTCGTCTTCGGCGGGGAGGCGATCGCTTCGGCGACTTGCTCGGCGAGATACTTTCGGGTGATCGAGACGTCAAGGTTCGGATTCGCCTTGACCCACGCCGCGGGCGCGCGCCAGTCGTCACAGTCGGGGCAATCCTCTTGCGGTTGATCCTTCGCGTTGCCGCGGCAGGCGTCGCACGGGTCGAGCTGGCAGACGTAGGCGAACCAATTGTCGAGCTGTAAGACGCCGTCGAGCACTTGCGTCGAGACCGCATGGTGATACCAGCAGATCGTTTCGCGGTCGTACCCCGAATTGGTAATCTCGATCACGAGCCCCTGCCGCCGCCCCTTGATCCCCGCGCGCATCTTGTCGCAGACGATCGGTGTCCTGTGCTCGTGTATTTCGTCGATCAGCGCACCATGCACGCGCTTGCCGTCGAGCCCGTGCCCCTCCGAGCTGATCGGGCGCAGGAAGCTCTGCGCGTCGAGCACGGCGAGATTGTTCACCGTGACGTCGATATGCTTCGCGAGCCACGGGGAGGCTTGCACCATGCGCGTCGCGTCGCGAAAGACAATGCGCGCCTGATCGGCGGTCACCGCGGCGCAATAGACTTCCGCGCCCGGCTCGTCGTCGAAGGTCAAGAGATATAACCCGATCCCGGCGAGCAGCGGGCTTTTCCCGTTGCCCTTCGCCGCCTCGATATAGGCGACCGAGAATCGCCGGAAGCGATCGGGCCCGAGCCATCCGAAAAGTGATCCGACAATGAACGTCTGCCAGGGTTGCAGGCGAAACGGGCGCCCGGCGTGCTCCCCCTCGGCGAGGCACAAGAAACCGGGGAAAAAATCGAGCGCGTGTTGCGCGTGGGCCCACGACCATTTGAGCCCGCGGGCGGGCCCCTCGTCGAGGTCGCGCAAGTGCCGGGCCCCGGCGAGCTGCACGAGGCGCCCCGCCACGACGCGCCCCGCGACGACGTCGCGCGCGTAGCTCGTGACGGGGTCGTCAGGCGGGGCGCGGCGGGCGCGCTTGTCGGAATGCGGCGATCGGGTCTTCGTTGGCGGCATTCAAAAATCCATTGGTCTTGATGCGCGACCGCGATACGGGGCTCATGCCGAGCTGCTCGCCGAGCGACGCGAGCTGTCGCATCGTTTGCTGCTCGACGACCAGATACGCCGAGAGCTGGGGATAGCCCGAGCGCGTCATGGTGATTGACCCGTGCTTGCGCACTTCCGTTGTCGCTTCGAGCCATCGGGCCCACGTCGCGCAGTAGAGGGCGAAGACGCCGCGATCGAGCGAGCTGATCACGCCCGCCGCGCGCAAGAGGCGCCCCGCCCGATACCATTCGCGGCGCGCTTCCTCATTCAGGATCGCGGGCGGGGGCGGGAGCGTCGTGACGACCTTCGGCTCGGGGGGCAAGGGGCGGCGGCGCGGGTTCCCCTTCACCCGGCGCAAGGGTATCGGGGTCGGCTTCCTGCCCCGCATGTGCCCCACCTATACCATGGGGCGGGGGGCCCGCGACCGCCTCGATCCTTACGGGGTCGGCGCGGGCGTCACGACGACGGGCGCGTCGTTCGGCTCGACGTCGAACACCGACAGCTCGGTCGAGCCGTCGCGGGTCGGCGGCGCGATCCCCAGACAGAGCACTTTGTAAATGCGCTCGGGGAAGTCGACGACTTGCAAGAGCTGGCACGTCGCGCCCGCGGGCACATGCAAGTTTCGCTGATCGAGCGCGGTCGTGAGCTTGACGACGTAGGGCGCGGCGCTCGCGAGCGCGGGCGCGAGCACGACCAGGGCGGCGGCGAGTAGCGATCGCATAGGTCCCCTCCGTTTCATGCGGGCGGCGCGGGCGCGGGGCGGGCGGCGTGCTCGACGTGCGGCGGCGCCGCCTCGTACTCGCCGCACCATTCGTCGGCTCGCATCGCTGGAAAGAGCGTGATCATCGGCGCCGCCGTGACGGTCACAATCGGGTGCGGCGCGTAGCGTCGACACGCGCCGACGCTCATCGGCTCGCCTGTCGCGGGATCGTCGAATGCCTTCGAGACGTCGAGATACTTACAGGAATAGCACCCCTCTTCGGGGTTCGCGGGATTCGCGGGCGGCGTCTCGGGCTTTTTCCGCGGCGTCGGCATGTGGGCGCCATCTTATGCGACAGGGGCGGTCAGAATCAAACCCGCGCGCGGGTAACCGGAGGGAAACTCCGCGCGCGGGCGAGTCGGCGCGTTCCCGGGCAGGGCGCGACCGACTACGTGGGCGGGTGCCGCATGGGATTGTTGCGCTCGTGCTGGCGCTCGGCGCCCTTGACCAAGGATACCTGACAGCGTGCGCAAAAGACGGTGCGCCCGTCGTCGCGATACGCGGGCGGCGGCGCGGGGCGCGGCGGGTGATTCGCGGGGTTCTCGCGCTCGTGCTGGCGCGCGGCGGCGACGCCGCCGCCGAAGGTCATTTGACACGCGCGGCACATGATCAAATCGCCGGGCGCGGGCAGATAGTTCGGCAGCTCAAGCGGAATGTTCAGGCGCGAGCGCAGGCGGCGCTTGCTCATGCTTCACGCGCCCGTCGAGCGCGAGCGGCTCGCAAGCCGTCTATTACCCGTAGTCGGCGCGTCTCGCGCGCCTCGTTTGATAGCGCGGCCCATTGGCGCTTTGCTGCCGCCGACAAATGTTGTCGCGCGACGCGCCCAACTTCGCGGCGACGACCGCGCGCGCGCGGTGCCGAATTCGTTCCTGCCGCCGGGTCGTTCACTGTTGATCCCCTTTCGTCTCGAATCGCTTGAGCAGGTTAAACAGCAATACGTCAATGCGCGGCGTCGTACATCCTGCCGCGATCAACCCTTCTCTGAGCGCCGCGAGCGACTGCGGGCGAAGGAACACGGGACGAATTCGCCGCTCAAAACAGCGCGGGCACGTCGACGGCATCACGTCTTCGGTGGAATTCTCGTACCCGCGCGCGCCGCAATCCTGACATACGGACGGCGATAGGCTCATCGGCTTGCGGTCACGTCACGCGAGCGGGCCCGGGCTCGGGATTCATAGCCCCCCACCCGAATTTCGCGACCGCGAGCGCGGGGCTAGCGCGGGGTCAGGAGATTTCGAGGCGCGCAGACTTTTGACCCGCCCTTCCCCCTTCGCGCGCGGCGGCGCGACGCGCGCGCGCCCGCGCCGCGATTCGCGCAACCGCAGCATCGCGGCGGCGTGTCGATCATTGACGGCGCGCAGCTCGCGCGCGTGATCGGCGTCGCGGGCGGCGAGGGTGCGGTCGAGCATGTCGGCCAGCTCCCAGAGCGTATCGATCAGTACGACGGGCGTCTTGTCAGGCGTGAACTCGCCGCGATGCCTTTGCAGGAATTCTTTGACCAGCTCGCCGCCCGTCGTCATGGCGTGCGCGCACTCGGCAGGACGCCGACCGCATGCGTCGTGCCCGTGCTCGGTCGATTGCCCGTCGGATTCGGGTCGACGATCTGCTCGCGCCGATACTGCGCCGACCAGCGCCACAATTCCTCTGCGCGCGTTTCCAGCTCGCGCGCCTTGTCGGCGACGAGCGCGAGCACGGTTGATTCGGACAGGCACGAGTCGGCAGACCAGAACGCGCGCCCCTTGTAGTCGCCGAAGCGCTCGACGCGCAGACGGCAATACCCGCCGGCGACGTCGGCATACCATCCGGGGGGCAACGGCATCATGGGATCGGTGTCGGAAACGGCGCGGGGGTCGCTCATGGCGGGATATCCTCCGAGCGCGTAAACGCGCCGAGCTTGCTCTCGCCGAAGGCTTGCAGCTCGACCCGAAGCTTATCGACGTGGCGCAGCAATGTCACGAGCGTTTCGATCAGGGCGACGAGCGCGCTCGGCTCCACGGTCTCGACGATCGAGCAGCGCAGGATCGTCAGCAGCGACCGCCGCGCCATCACGAGGTCGTCGACGGCGTGCCAGTATTCATAGGCGGCGGCGGCGGTGCGCCACGGGACGAGGGTCATCATGACTCGGCGGCGCGCGCCCCGTTGAGCTTGCGTTGTACTGCCGCGATCGAGCCCGACAGATTCGCAACGCGCATGACGAGCCGCGCCGTCTCGGCGTTACTCATGCAATGCAGGCAAATGCGTATGACGTCTTTCGTGCGCGCGCCGTTCGGCAGCGTGACCCACGCTTCGAGCGCGTTTCGGCGATAGTAGCGCGCGCCACAGCGAAAGCATGTGCGGGGCAATGGTGGGGGCATTCTGGGGGCCCTTTCTGTTGCCTCGTGGGGCGAGGCGGGGATTTAGCCCGGGGGGGCTTTCTGCTGGCGGGGGCGTTTCCCGTACCGCCTTTCTACCATTTTGCGCAACTGGGCGGCGCGCGCGGCGGGCGGGGTATTCGCCCACCGTTTGCGCGCCGACTTTGCCATGATGGAGCTTCGCCGCGCACGCTCGGCGGGCGTTAGATTCGCCCATCGGTTTGTGCCGACGATCGAACGGCGCGGGCGCCCGTTCAATGCGGCGCCGTGCGGCGTGCGCAATTGGGCGACGGCGGCGTCGAGCGCTTTCTCCGGGTCGATCTTTTCGCGCAGGAAGTCGAGCAGCTCGGCGAGGGTCGCCCCGTACACAATCGCCGTCGACGGCTCGCCGACGGGCTCGGGCCCGCGCATTTCCTGCGCGGCGAGCACGACGCGCGGGCGGTGCGGGTCGCCAATCTCGACCGCGATCGGCGGGCGGCGGCGCGGCATGCCTTCCAGATATCGCCGCGCGGCGACGAAAGTCTAGGCTCACCGCGTCAATTGTCTAGCTTGACGTCACGCTCGACGCGGATTGCGAAACCCGCCGTCGCGCCCGACGGTCTTCGCCGCATGACACGAGGGGCACAAGCCCTGTCCGTTATCGAGCTTCCACCCGCCGCCGAAGCGCAAGGGCACGATGTGATCGGCGACGACGGCGACCCTGCGCTCGTGCGGGTGCCGCTGCTCGGGGTCGACACAGTAGACGTCGCGCGCCAGGATCAAGCGCCTCCATTGCACATGGGCGGCGTCATATCCGCGCTCGGTCGTCTTCGCGCGCGGCGGCGCGGCGCGTCGGTGCCGAGCGCAGTAGCCTTTGACGACGAGCGCGCCGCACAAGGGATACAGACACGGGCGCCAGCCACGCGCCGTCATGGCGTCGGTAGGCCCACGCCCGCGAGAAAGATGATCGCCGCCCAGAGAATCAACGCGAGCGCGAGCACGCCGAGCACGAAAATCAAGAGCGTGAGCATGTCGAGGGGCGCATTCATTCGGGCTTGCGCGACAGCATGTCGAAGGTCATTTGCCCCGAGACGTGATCGAGTACGAGCCCGATCATGTTGCGGACACTGTCGCGGCGGCGAATGGGCACGGGCCAGCGCTCTTGCTGTATCAGGCGCACCATATCGTCACGCTCGACGCG